AATAAAGTCTTTCTCTTGGGATACTTGACTCGTTCAAACCACTTTCTTACCTATTCGGTCCGTTTCCGTCTCCGTGCATCATGGAGATCGTTATTACCGACCGTGAGCTTTTGGTTGCCGCTCGGCTTTTGGCCCTGCTGGCATGTGCGGGCTTCGCGACGTGGTCGGGGATTTTCCCCACCATACTTTCGTGGGCTCGCCGCGCTGTTGTAGGGTTTTGTCTGGGTGTGCAGGTTTCCGTGCGCTGGGTTCTGTATCAGTTACAAATTGGTGCGCTCCCGGTTGCCGTTTGCCAGACGGGTTTTGTAAATTATGGAGAGAAGGTCTACTATCGAGACCCCTCGGATCTTCGCATGTATAGTGTCGTTCCCGACAAAGCGAAGAAGGTTGATGGCACGTTCGTCTTGGAAGACTACCGCCTCGTTCCTATTGAGGCTGGTCAGTTGGCTCCGGAGTCCGCTTTGTTTGGCTCCGACCCTATCTCCAAGCGGACAGTTTCCCCGAACGATTTCGTGTTTATTTACGTTGTTCAGGATGGGGAGTACCATTATCTGGGTGGGGGTTACCGTGAGGGCTTGTTCCTCATTACCTCTGCCCATGCCTTGACCGATTCCGAGGGCCAGACTCTGGCTCTTTCGCGCGATGGCGAGAAGTTCTTTTGCCCCCAGGGGTACAAACGGCATTTTGCCAAGGAGGACTACGTCAGGTGCACGGGTGACGACGTTGGCGCCTTTGAGCTTTCAGCGGCCGATTGGGCTGTGCTTGGTGCCCGTAGTGTCAAGTCCACTGTCTACAGCTCCGTTGGGATGACCCGTGTTGAGGTCTTCGGCCGGAATCGCCACGGCGAGCTTCAGGCTGGGGTTGGCGCGCTTTTGCCGCCGACCGAGCAGCAGAAGAGGCTCGGCATTGTGCCGCATTCGGCTTCCACGACACGTGGTTTCAGCGGTAGCCCAGTCTACACGATCGGCGAGTCCGGTCGCAGGATTGTGGGCCTGCACATTGCGGGTGGGAGTGAGGCTGACAACAAGAACTACATGGCCAGCGTGCATGAGATCCACTTCTTGAGGAAGAAGTTGGGGCTCGTGCCTTTGCCTGCCATGAGGTCCGAGGTGTCGCCTCCTACCAAGATGCACCAGTTCGATCGCCACGATCGCGACGACGACGACGAGGTTAGGCGGGAGATGATGGAAACATTGGATCGCGCTGGCGCCGCAGCGAAGCTGGGGGGCGGAGGCACCTTCACTTTCTACGACGACCTCCATGGCAAAGCCTATGGAGAGACCGCTCTGAATAAGGAGAGTGCCCCTATCCCACTTCCGGTTGTTGTGGAGGAGACTTTCGAGGATCTTCCCGAACCGGAGGAGGCTTCTGTGGCTGCTCCGCCCGTTCCCTCCCCCGAGGCCTTGCCTGATACCAGGCTCGGCGCCTCGGTCGGACAGGCTCCGGTTTGTGCGGAGGACGATTGCGCCGAGGAGGAGGAGTACGTGGTCTTGCCTGATGGCGAGGCCTATGCTCCACCCCCTGCGGGCGACGAGTTTGTTCGCCGCCGCCAAGTGGGTAGCATTGGCCGTTTCTTCGGCATGACCGCTTTCGCGGGCGCTACTGTCGCAGCCGGCAAGATGAGTTTCGACCCGTCTTGGATGACTTGCGACGGCCCCAGTTTGAGGGCGGCTTGTTATGCCGATTACAACGACATGTTCAACTCCAAGAACTTTGAACGGTTCCGGGAGTACACCCGCGCGGCCCATGCCGACGCCGCCGAAGATGTCCGCGTCATGAAGGGCGTTGACGGCAGCGATGTTGCCCGTCTCTTTGCTGACGGTGTTTCCAACCGTAGCCGTAAGAAGGCGCTCAAGAGATTGCCACAAGCCTTCTTGGAGGCTGTCGCTAAGCTCGGTCTCGACCTGAAGAAGTTTACGGGTTGGGCGAACCCCCCTGCCGGGGTCGACGCGATGGAGCAGTCCCTACAGTATCAGCTGGGGGGCAAGTCTGCACCGTGTTGGCCTCAGGAAACTCGTGACCAGTTCACGAAGAAGGAGGGACCGTTGTACCAGGCTTTCCTGGACGAAGTAGCGAAGTATCCCGCGAACCGAGTTCGCGCCTTCGACAACGTCCACGGAAGCCTGACCCGGTTTGTGCTGGGCCTCGATGGCGATAAGTCAGCGGGCTGGTCTCAGCACTTTCGTCCCGGCACGAAGCGTTCTTGGCAGGACCTCGAAGGCCTTGAGCTGGCCTCGTATTTGACGAGGTGCCGTCTCTTGCTTCGCGCTGCTGTCGGTCCCGACACGATGGCGCAAATGACGCCGTCCCAGCTTGTGGAAGCTGGTTTGTCGGACCCTCGTACCTTGTTCATCAAGGCCGAACCTCACGGAGAGGCCAAGGTGAGCGAGAATCGTTGGCGCCTGATTTGGGGCGCGTCCCTGGTGGACGTTTGTACGGCGAGCATTACCTGCCGAAAGCAGGATAAGCTCGACATCGAGCAATACCAGGGCGGGCCCTTTCCGGGCGGCCACCAGCAGGCTGCGGGCCTGGGTCACCACGACTTGGGCATCGAGCGTTTGAGCCGTGAGTTTGATCGCCTTCTGGCGACTGGGCTCGAGGTTTTCGACGCGGACGCTAAGAATTGGGACATGACGGTGAACCGGGATTCCATCTACGCGGACGCCTGGAGGCGAGTCATTCTTTACGATGGCTCGTTTAAGGACGTTTTCGAGATGTTGGCTCTCTGTGAGGCTGCGGCTAACAGCGCGCACGTCGTGCTCGTTGGTGGCAACCTTTGGGAGATTTTGAAGCCGGGTCTCACCGCCAGCGGCATTCTTTCGACGACCGCTCAGAACTCGTTTATACGGGCACTCCTTTACTCCTTCGTGGGTATTAAGGCGTGCGTCGTGGCGGGTGATGATGCTGCCGGCGCGAGAGTGGCCGGCTCCGACCATAGAGCCGCTCTAGCCGCGTACGGTCCCATTGAAAAGGCGGTGAACATCTACTCTACCGAGAAGGGCCTCGAGTTTACCTCGCACCAATTCGTTAAGACCGCGCAGGGCTGGCAGGCCACCTTTCTCAATCTTGGGAAAGCGTGTGCCCGCCTTGCGTTGGGCGAGAAGGAAGTGCGCCAGGATCAGCTCGCTGGGCTCTTGTTCTGCGTCCGCCACGATGAGGGCCTCATCCGAGACCTCGGCTGCCTGTCCGAAGAGATGGGCTGGCCGATCGCGGGTGCGGTCCCCACATTCCTCCCTTTTCTTGATTAGGGCGCCTGCGGCGCAAGCTCCCGAAGTCCCGGGTTAGGCAGGTTGGGCACCCATACGGTACAAGTAAGGTTTAATCTGGGGGTTTTCACACCCTCTGGGGATAATTAGGTCCCCCCTCACTCTTGTTAGGAATTTCGGTTCCTCTTTTGCGGGATAATTAGGTCCCAGGGATAATTAGGTCCCATCTTTTGCGGGATAATTAGGTCCCATTCTTTTGTCCGGGATAATTAGGTCCCGAAGGCCAATCTCTGCTATGGCAAATGGAAAGGCGGTCGTCAAGTTTGTTAAGCGGACTATTCGAAAGAAGAAGTCCAGCGGAAACGGACGACGTTCGACTGCCGATCAGGTCCAGGCGCAGGGCACGGGAAGAGCCGTCTCCAAGGCATTCGGAGGGGGAACTAAGGCAGGGTCTATACCCCGCCTCCCCAATGGATGTTGGAACGCCTTTAACTCAGGCCATGCCCCACTTCCCCGAGCAGTCGGTCCTTACACCATTGTCAGGACGACAAAGCTCATCAACACGAATTCAAGGTTTACCATTATTGGAACCTTCGCCAGGGAGGTGGCACAGACAGCCGATGGACGGAAGCTTTGGTCCAACGTCTGCGCAGTCACCGAGGAGGCATCAGGGCCTACCGATTTCATCGGAAGTACCAATGCCACCTCGTTCCACGGCGTGGTTCCACCAGTGCCACCAGTCACCGACTTCGATGCTGGTGGTGGCACCTTGTGTCCTTCTGCCATTTCAGTTCAGATTCTGGGCGTTACATCCTTGTCAGATGCCGCAGGGCAGTTGGCCGCCGCTGTTTGCCCAGTCCGTCTGGACTTGAAGAACACGAATAGGACGTGGGCCGAAATTGAAGACACATTCTTGTCTTACATGCGGCCCCGTCTGATGTCGGCTGGCAAGGTCGTGTTGCGGGGAGTGCAGATGGACTCCCATCCGCTTTCCATGGCAGATGTCAGCGATTTTCGAGGTCATTACCTCCACCCCGGTGCGAACTCCACGAATGGGACGCCGCCCGGGCAGTGGTCTAACACAGCCAACAACCTCGACCCGGAAGGGTGGGCTCCGATGGCTGTGTATAACCCCGCTAATACTTCGTTGTCTCTTCTTGTCACGATCGAATGGAGGGTGCGATTCGACATTTCGAACCCCGCGGTGTCTTCCCATACCCATCACGGAGTGTCTTCGGACGCTTCCTGGGAGAAGAAGATAGCGCAGGCAACCAACGAGTTGCCAGGTGTTATCGATATTGTCGACAAAGTCGCATCCGCCGGTTCGGCCGCGATGCATGGTTTGGGCATGCGTTAGGCGTGCCCCTCGGGGTGAGCAGTTTGGCTCCCCCGATTTTCCAGGGTCCTCATAAAATGC